AATTTTATATAGACAAAAATACTTTACCTAAAACTATTGATTGTGTTTATGATAAGAAATATTCTTTAATTAAAATAGCAAATCTAATAAATAATTTAAATAATTATAAATGTAAAATTATTATTGAAAATGATAACAATACAAAAGATTATATTGGAGAAAATAAAATCCTTAGTGAATTAAAAATTAAATTGATTGGTTTAGAACAAGGGATAAAAGAAACTTATAATTTATTATTAAATGAATAATCTTAAAGAAAAATACTTAGGTAAAAAAATAGACCATATGGACATTTTAAATATTGAGGATGCAACTAAAATTTCTATTGGCAAAAAATCAATTATTATTACTGGAGTAACTGGTCAAGATGGTAGCCATATGGTTGATTATCTTTTAGCTAATACGGATTATGAAATCTTTGGATGCGTTCGTAGGCTGAGTGTTTATAATCATAAAAATATTTCTCATATTAATAATGAGCGTTTTCACTTGATTAATTTTGATCTTACTGACAGCCACTCTATCGCTAGAATTATTGAAAAGATCAAACCAGATTATTTTATTAATTTAGCTGCACAAAGTTTCGTTGGAAGCAGTTGGGATTTTGGTCATCAGACTTGGGAAACAAATGCAACTTCTGCGCTTCATATTCTTGAAGCAATAAGACTCTATCATCCAACTTGTAGATTCTATCAAGCGGGTTCCTCTGAAGAGTTTGGTGATGTATCATATGTGCCACAAGACGAGCTTCATCCTCTTCGACCAAGAAGTCCATATGGAGCATCTAAAGCCGCTTCTAGGCAACTTGTAAAAGTCTGGAGAGAATCTTATAATCTTTATGCAGTTCAGGGGTGGCTTTTTAATCATGAAGGAACTCGTCGTGGTGAAGAATTTGTTACTCGAAAAATTACTAAAGCAGTTGCTAGAATTAAAAATGCAATTCAAAATGAACAACCATTTCAAGAACTAGAATTGGGGAATATTGATGCCAAAAGAGATTGGAGTGATGCCGAAGATTTTGTCGAAGGTATTTGGCTAATGCTAAATCAAGACTCGCCAAAAGAATATGTTCTCTCATCGAATGAGACTCACACTATCAGAGAGTTTGTAGAATTAGCTTTTAAACATGCAGGATTTATTGGTGAATGGTGTGGAGAAGGATTAAATGAAACATTCAATGATCTTTATACTGGAGATATTTTAATGAGTATTAATCCTAAATTTTATCGTCCAGCAGAAGTGGAATTGCTTTGGGGCGATTCGACAAAAGCTCGTCAAGAATTAAATTGGAGTCCCAAAACAGATTTTAAGGGCTTAGTTCGGAAAATGCTTGACAACGACTTAAAGGAACTTAAAATGGAGTGTGGCTAAAAAGAAAGCAAAGAAAGCAAAGAAAAAAATCAACAAGAAAAATATTCTTGCTAGACTGACGCTTGTCCCCACAAAAGACAAGCGTCTTTTTTATATGCGAGAAATGAAGATCCTCAACGATCTTTGCGAAAGATATTCTGAAGAGTTCATGAATATTGTTTCTTTCGATAAAAAATTTGACTCACTGTCATACATTGTATGCGACAAATTAAAAATGAAGATGGATCTAAAATTTGCCGCATTCAATTTTAAGATTGACTTTAGTAAGTATGAGAGTTATACTATAGGAGATAAGGTCGGTGTAGACACAGAGGTAAATAAAGAGAAGAAAACAACAAAACAATTTTTAAATGATTAAGTCTAAAGAAGAAAAACCACTAAAAGAAACAGTTACATCCCAAGGAGTACTTGGATCTTTTCTAAAAGCAAACAAATCAGATCACTACAATTTTGAAGAAGAGGTGACTTATAAAGTTTCCAGCGGTTCATTACAATTTGACCTCCAATTGAATGGAGGTTTTGGGCCAGGTCTTCATAGATTCGTAGGTATGAACGAAGGTGGAAAAACCTCAGAATCACTGGAGGTAATGAAAAACTTTTTGCTCACTTTGGACAACGCTAAAGGCTTTTATATTAAAGCGGAAGGTAGGCTCTCGCCAGAAATGAGAGAGAGGTCTGGCGTTAAATTTGTCTTCAACGCTGAAGAATGGGTAGTCGGAACATGTTTTGTCTTTGAGAGTAATATCTATGAAACTGTTGTTGACATTATGAGAGAACTGGTGGCGAAAAATGAAGATAAAACAAAATATTGTTTCCTTCTTGATTCTGTTGACGGGTTAATAACCAAGGGCGACTTGGGTAAATCTTTTGAAGACAGTAATAAAGTTGCTGGCGGAGCGGTCATTGCAGCAAATTTTATGAAGAGGCTTTCGATAGCTTTAGCCAAAAGAGGCCACATGGCTATTTTCATTAGTCAAGTTCGCGCAGACATCAAGCTTGACCCATACTCAAAAGCCCCAATAAGACAAACGACAGCAACTGGGGGAAATGCTCTCTTGCATTTTGCGAATTATATTATTGAGTTTGAACCAAGATACAAGGGCGATTTGATTCTTCAAGATTCGGCAATCAAAACAATCAATTTAAAAAATCCAGTAATTGGTCATTTCGCCAAAGCGACAATTAAAAAGTCGCCTAATGAAAAAACAAATATGACCATCAATTATCCAATTAGGTATGGCAGAACAAACGGTACATCTATTTGGATTCAGAAAGAGATTGTGGATCTTCTTTACGCTTGGGAATTTGTTGAGAAACATGCGGCTTGGATTAAGCCTGTAGATGAATTTAGAGAAATGCTTTTAGAAAACGGTTATACTTTGCCAGATAAAATTCATGGAGAGAATAATTTATTTAAGATAATTGAAGAAGACAATAATTTGTGCGAGTTTTTAACTAACTACTTTAAATCTGCTATATGTAAGAAAACAATATGAAATTTATAGGCTTGAATGATCGTCAGCTTAATTTAAAAAACCCTAAAAAATATTTAATAAACTGGGAAAAGCCTAGCAGAAGTATTTTTCAATCTAGAGTTAAAAAATACTTGCATACTTTTTGGAAGAGTGATATTGTATTTGAAGAGTTTAGATTGGTGGGTACTAGATTAAGTTTTGACTTTTACAACGCCAATAAAAAAATAATAATTGAAGCTCAGGGAGCGCAACATGTAAAATTCGTAAAGTTTTTTCATGGTAATAGGTTAAAGTTTTTAGAGCAATTAAAGAGGGACCAAAAGAAGTTTGATTTCTGTCAAAAGAATTCTTTAACGCTTCTGGAGATTTACCCCGAAGATGTTTTATGTTTAGAGTTTTTTGAAGAAAAAGGAATATATTTATAATATGGAAGAATTTGAAATGGATGAACAACCTGAGTTTAACATACCAGAAAGTCTGGTTAATAAACTTTATGAGTTGAGTGGTGATTCTGATAAATACAAAGCTCTCATTATTGCTTGCATAAGCGAGAAGGGTTGTCCTATTATTTATTCTAGATTTGATTCAGTCATAACTGAACTGGGCTTGAAAAAAGCCGTCAGCGATTTCTTAATCAAGGGAGAAAATACAACTGAAATAATAAATGAATAATCCACATCATTTTATTATCGTCAGGCTTGCTCAGAATAGCGGACTTTCTCATAATATTAAAAAAATTGGATTTGACTCCAATCAATCTTTCTTTAAAAAAAGAATTGATATTTATGATAATATAACAAGAGCTTCGCTTGTTAATCAAACAAATCAAAATTTCACTTTAATCAGCCTTGTTCAGGAAAGCGCTAGCTTAAACAGTCAAGACCTTGGCTCAAAATTACCCAACGAACATATATTATATAATAATGGGAACAAAAATTTATCGATTAATTTGTTCTTAAAAGAAAAATATAAAGATATTGAGTATGCGATTTTCACCAGACTAGATAGTGATGACGCATTACCGATTAATTTTGTTGAAGAAGTGCAAAATCACTATAAAAAGGATATCGAGGGATACTTGGATACATATGTCGATGTTGACGACATGTTTGTTTATAGTAATATTGATAAAAAAATAAAAAAAATTAATCTTTGTTACTGTAGTCAATTCATTTCAATTCTTGAAAAAACAAAAAATACTGGATTTTTTGATATTTCTGTTTATGCTCATGGTCATGCTAAAATTGGCTATATAAAAAAAGGAGAACGCATTAAATACTTAAGTGCATTCAGATTTGTTGGCGACCACAATGTGACAAGCGATTCTCAATTTAAATTAGAATCAAAATTTAATGCGATTAAAAGATCCAAACCTTTTAGTATTTTTACTTTTTTTAATTTAGGTTTAGGCGAGACGTTTGGTATTAAAAAAGATTTCTTAGAAGGGTATTTAAAAAATGATTTATAATTTCGAAATAGAAAAACAATTTTTAGCTGGGCTAATTAAGCAGTCGCAAGATTTTTCTCAGATATCAAATTTTATTGATGCTTCTGATTTTTATTCAGATCAGAGTAATCTTCATAGTGCTATCTTTACTATCATAAAACAAGCTGTAGTCGCTGGAGATGAAGTAGACGAAAT